GCACCAACGCCCATCACAAAGGGGGTGGAAGTTGTGCATAGCGAGAGGGTTTAGGTCCAAGATTTCTAATCTTGCCATTCTTCTTACGTTTGACCCTCGAAGGTTGCGCTGGTAGCTGTTGGCTACTCAATGTGGTTTTCTTAGCGGCAGCAACCTTCTTCGCTTTGCTTGAGGAAGCGGCATTGGCGACTGCGCCTATACCCTGTCCAATAAGCTGAGCTCCTGGAATGACGGAACCAAGAGCCCCACCGATCATGGGTGCAAATTTAGAGACTGCGCCCAAAATGGAGTCGAACCATTCGCCAAAAGGATTTTCAGCATAGTCAAAACCAGCAGGCATATCCCGAAGAATCCTAAAAAGGACTTCCTCAAGAACAGGGGAGTGTGGAGTGACCATGTCGGAAAGGGAGACTGAATACTCGTCCTCGACAGATGGAAAAGTCTCAATGCACATACGGGTTCGTATAGTATACGAAGTACCCTGAGTAAGACCGGTGAGGAAAATGCCAGAGTGAGACCAACATGAGGGTGCTGTGCCTAGCTCACCACTTTCAATCTTGAAAAGCTCGGCGGTATTACCGGCGGCTTTCAGTCTTCTGTAGTAGGTTGCGGCCAGGTTCTGAAGCGCCCTGTTGGTGAAATTCGCTGGTGTAGAGATGGCAACGATTCCGTCTTTTGCTGAACCAACGTAGGTGTTTGGGTAATTGACGACGTCTCCAGGGAGTTGAGGTCTGTCGGACATGAAGCTTGAAGAGATGAGTCTTGCGCTTGCGGGAGCAGTGCCGGTAGAATTTTGGACATGGAGAGTCTCCACATCTGAAGGGACGCGATAAGCGTATCCCATTCCTCCACGGTTAACATATGCTCCGGTGCAAATGGCTTCAATGCCAAAGCAGGTGATACGATGTGGATTTTGAGTGTAACTCCGAGGGACGCCTGCTTGGTAGGCAGCGGGCATAGGAGCCCCTGAAACTGGTGGATTGTCGTCTCCCCATGTGAATACTTGAACTGTAGCTGGACTGTTCTCGTAGTTGACGGCAACTCCAATGACTCCGGTTGTGGCATCGTAGGTACTAACGGAGTTTGTTGTGTCGTCCCAGTTCTCGAGTCTACTTCGGGTGAAGGGGGACATCGAAATGTGGGCTGACCAGGTGACACCGGGGTCGAGGTCATTGGGGGCGGAGATGGAAAACTCGTCGTTCCAGACAACGGGTACGGCATTGACGGATTTACCGTCTGGCCATCCAACTCGCTTAAATGCGCCGTCGGGGAAAGGGTCGACGAGGTTGAGCGCGGCTTGTACCGCGTCGGGATGAGCTTCCTTTGTTGCGATGAGCGCATCGAGGTATTTCCTTCCTTTTCTAGAAAGGCTTGCAGAAGCCGGGGTGAGTTCCATGAACACACCGGGACTTTCACGGCCCCCAGTGGGGTTTAAGCACCGTGATTCAGATGGACAATGGATTCAAAAAAGACTGCAAACATCTATTGTGCGCTAAACAGCGCCTTTCGAACCCTAATTTAGCTACGGGGAGGCCCAAGGCCCCAGCCCCAATACCAGTTGGTAGTGCCTGGACGCGGCCTGGTGGGAGGGGTGCTGTCGGGAAAAGGAAACACGGTGCATCGGTTGCGCTTGGTCTGGCCGAAATTTAGGCGCGTGGCCCCCTATTTTATTCCAAACCGAGTGAATTGCGAATGTAATAGTTTCGGTGGGAAAGCGCCGGGGAGAGCGCAAGGTGAGGCTGTTCTTTGAGCTTGTTATATGCTGTTTTGATTTTGCTAAAGAACTCCTCATCATGGGGACGCAATTGAGCGTAAGACATTAGCGCAGCCAGGTTCTGGTCATCTGACCGGCCTTTGGCCTCAATCCAGAAGCTAGCAAGGGGGTCTGAGTCGTATGAGTAAATGTATCTGTTATAACCCTCCAAGTAGTGGAAACGCCCACCCAAGAAAGTGAGGTCGGTAATGTCAGTGGTAACCAAGTCGTCGGACTCCTTTAAGACGACGCCGAACTCAGCGTATATCTCCTTTCGGAACACATAAGACGCGAGTCGTTCATCATCCGTGGCTCCTACATGGTCATCCGCGTACATAGAAAAGTCGAGAAGTTCAAGAACATTCCTAGAGGTAGGTTTCTTGCCCATTTCAGAGAGTCTCACAAGCGCCATATAAACGACCACAATTAAGTGGCCCAGACAATTGTCTGAGGTGGTGCATGCCTGCCCTGAGATTTGGGAAAGGTCGCGGATGACCGAGCCATCGGGCAATACGATGGGGTGATCTGACAAATAATCCCTTATGTAGTTCAACGCATCTTTTGAAGACAAAGGCATCAAACGCTTCCGAAGTTTGTAAATGAGGTGGAAGAGTTTGCGTCGCACGGTGGAATCGAATTTTTCGCAGTCGCCCTTGAACTTGAAAAGTTTTCTGTTCATGCGAGCTGCTACTCCGTTCATTCCACCTCCATAGAGGTTGATACCGTACGCTACAAACGGAAGCTGGCCTGTCTTCATGTAATCATCCATTTCTTGTGTATGCTTCTTTTGAAGAAAGTAGAAAGTTGCGGGAGTGTAGATGATAGGACGCGTCAAATCCTGGATAATCTTCTTGATGGGGAGGACCTCTATTTTGTGCATGTACTTGGCAATTGGCTCGGGAGCCGAACGGTAATTGTCAGTAAACCAAGATATAGCGCTGTAATGGTTGAGGTAGGCCCTCTCCTTGTTCGAGCAACACTCGAAGCCGACGCCAGAAGAACCTTGTTTGGATATATCAACGAATGGAAGTTCCACGACGTTGAAACCGCCCTCTGGGAACCACTCGACTATTATATCGAGGGCTTTCTCCAGAAGGTCTGGTCGTTTAGGTTCGAAGATCCTGGGCATGCGCCTAATCTCGAAGTTGTTCGTGACTGAAGCATCAGTAGGGATTGACTTAAGCGCAGCAAAATCAGAATTGAATCCGCATTTCGTGTAGAATTGTGCTGTGGGGTCATCGGGGGTGCCAGTGGGCAACCCCTTGGGGTACACGGAATCAAAAGAGTGCTCGCGCTTCTGAAACAATGGGTAAAAGCCGATAAATGGTATTTCTCTGGCAAATTTTGTGCCGGCAAATTGCGTCTGGAATATGGGAACCTTGTTGAGGGGGCGGATCTTGATGGATATTGGATCGGTGTGTCCGCCCTCCAACGTAGTAGAGGTTTGCATTTCGAGGTAGATGGGGTTATGAACCTTCTCATAGAACCAAGGGTTCACCTGCCACGGGTGGTGGACTCCCCACGCTCCCTCAGGGCGTTCTCCGCCCATAATGATCCATTTACGCCCGGATCCGGCGTCGACAAGTTCCCAACCTCTATTGAGGGGGAAGGTGTCTGGGCTCACCCTCGGTGGGTGCTCCGCTGGGTGAAGCAATGGAACCTCCGCCATTCGATGGTTTTCCGTTGTTTTGTTTGCCCTGTTTGGGCTTGGCGGGAAAGAAGTTGTTCACACTGGATGTCAGGTTCGCGATGTGGTCGGCAAGGAAAGAAAACTCATTAGTCTTCCCTTTATCAAAGGAACCAGTGTGAACACCGCATACGCGGAACCCATTGGAGCCATCGGCGATCAGGACGGGAGCACCGGAATCACCGGGATTGCTCGAACACGTGTACAGATAAGTGTGCCCGTACTCGGAGGTGCCGGGCCTTTTGCCATAGGAGTGTCCTCCCCAAGCGATCTTGGGGGACCTCGCAACGAGGGAGAGCGGAAGGAAATGCTCCATGGCATCGGAAGGCAAAGGAACGGTCTTCCAAATATGCTCACTCAACTTTGCTTTCTCTTCACCTTTCACGATGGGGTCAAAGACCGCGACATCGCCAGATTGACCCATGAACTTACATCTCGTAGGAGAAGAACCAAGGGTAACGGTAATATCACGACCAAGGCCCACATGATATGCGGTAACAAGAACCGTGTGAGATGAAATCGTGGTAAACCAGCCTGTGCCCTCGCCTCCATCTCCATGTACGGGAAATACAGGAAAATCGTGGGGGCATCCGGGGGACGTAGGAATTCGAGCCTCAAGCGAAGAGGGGCTCCATTTGGGCATGTCGACAACATCGGCTCTGGGTGCGGGCGGGACGAGGAGGGACTCCAAAGTATGCGCTGATTCCAACTTATTGTCACGATCCCGGGCAATGAGGCCTTTAATGATCGTGATAGGATTGTAGGATTCACCGCGGCGGTCATCATCCATACCGTGACCACGCATAAAGTCTTCCTGCGCCTGACGTCTGTCAGCCTTCAAGTCGCGGTACTCATCGTGGTAAGGATCCCAGTCCTCAGTGAGGAGCCGTTGGTATTCATCCCACTTAGCACGTGACATGGCGGAGGTGTTCGAGGTGTCTTCTTGCCTCGTCTCGGTACTGTTCTCGCGCTTATACTTACGCACTGCGATATACACAGCGGCAGTGATAACGGCCATAAAAATCGCGATGTAGAAATTGTAGCGACGCGCGAAGAGATTGTCGAGAATAGCTTTGAGGATACCGCGAGGGTCTTGAACATTCTCTAGGGCCTCGAAAATGTCACCTGGGGGCGCTTCATTGTCGTCGAAAGAGATGATCTCAGAACACAAATTGGCAAATTGCTCACCAGAGAGTCTCTGTTGTCTGGCAATGTGCCGAGTGGTTTCCACGTTCAAAATAAAATTGTCGAAGGCGCAATACCCACTCTCATCGGCGAACCGAATCTTCGGTATTTGGTGGATCACAGCTCCAACATGGAGATCATAACCGCGGACGTTTGCGGGGCCAGGAGCACCCATAGGTGGGGGAAGATTGAAACGATGCTTAGAGACCTCCTCGTAGTACCGATGTGCTAAATAAGCAGCATTGGTGTGGATACCTTGTCGGACAAAAATATTGTACCAACGAGTCGAGGCATTCATCTCGTGGAAGTAGCGAACCATGTATTCGTTGGCTGTGGTCTTGCCTCTATCTTCACGCCCGAAAGCTTCCCTCATGTAAGTTACAAGGAAGGAAAAATCTTTGAGAGTGGAGAGGGCATCGCCAACAGACGTGAGCCCGAGGCCCCCGAGTATGGCAGTAAGGAGAAGCATCACGGTCTTGATCGTGGTGGTTATAGGGGACTCCCTGGATTCAAGCTTCTTACTCTTTTTATCGGCCCGGATGGTGACCTTACCCAAGGTTTCAATCTTGGATATAATCTTCTCCTCAGTCTTGTCTGCATCCCACTCACGCTCACGGAAAATTTCCAAGAGTTTAGTGACAATGAGACGGGTGATATAGACGAGGACACCGGTAGAAAGAAGATAAAGAACGGGCTTAGCCAGCTCCGGAATTCGTTTCGTTGTGACAACCAATTTTTGTACACCACGGTAGATAGACCAAAGCTTGTAGAGCACCGTTATAGCCATAACAGTGAGTGCGAAACCAACAGGGATAGCACCAATAGGGAAAAAACAGAGGGAACCGCCAAAGGCCATGGCGGAAAGGGTGGTACAGTTCTCACCATACCAGATTGCGAGATTGGGTCTCTTAGTCAAGAGGAAAGCGCCGAAGAACGCCGTGAGTGCTCCAACAAGACAGGCAACGACAGTAGGCGTGAGCATGACATAATACAATGCCAGGAACAGCCCCTCGAAGGCGAAATCCCACGGAAGGATCTCCATCTTGTCAGTGACCTCTGCTACCAACAGAGATTACCAACCGAAAAATTGTCTGCTAGGAGGGGGCGGTCCCTTACTCTCTAGCGACAATCAGAGTGACTTTCACACAGGGAGGCCTAGATATATGGCACCGGTGCGCTATAGAGGTCACAAAGTTCGATCCCCTCGCAATCGCAGCAACCACCAGGACTTGGTTACTGAACCCTCGGAATAAGTGTTAGGCCAGGACTCCTAAACACCCTGTGAACACCGAACTCCGACGAAGTACGAAGGAGCGTGTTCAGACGAACAAGATGTCCGTCTCGTAGACCTAGTAAAATGCAATGAACGGCCCTAGGAGGTAACCGAAACAAGGGAAACGAGGAAGTTTAGTAGGAC